CCTAAACTAACAACTGAAGGTTGTACTTGTGGCATCTTATGTAAAAGTTAAAACAGAAGTATTGCTTGTTGTTCTAGATGTTGTATTTAAATTTACTCTAGTATCTTTCATGTAATCTTGTTTATTTAACATCTCTGTTCTAATTCTTTGTACCCCTCTTTCATATTCTGCATTTGCAATGTTTGCCATAGGAACATCATTTCTTAATTTATATAAATAATATTTTGCTCTATTGACAATCACATCTGCATAAATATCAGGTAAGTCTAATGTATCTGTAGCTGCAGATAAATCTGTGTGTGTTTTAAAATATTCATACTCTACTGTATAGAAATCTCCATCAGGTATCGGCGATAGACCGAAACTTAAATGGTCTTGTGTTCTATATACAAATACGGGTTTGCCATATTGACTATCACTTGTTACTTCGTCTTTTGTGTATCTACCCTGTAAATATGCATCATAACTAATATATGCTAAATGAATAGGCACTTCATCTTGTGCCACTCTTATAAAATCAACATCTAAATTATTAGATGAAGAATTAGCTAATCCTATAAATACAGAACTAGTTGTTGGTGTAAAATTTGTTGATAATATTTTACCATTGCCAGTATCTGTTACAGATATTGTTTCTGATAATACTTCTGTGCCACCAGACGATGTTCCTACTTTTAATGTAATAGAACTACCACTAGAACTTGGGTCCATCACTCTAACAACTAGTCTATGTTTTTTATTAGCAACAGTAGTAATAGACTGTGTAACTTCTGCAGAGTTTAGTCTTAACCTGCCATTACCTGTAGAGTTATATGCAGGACTTCCACTAACTGTTGTCCAACTAGTTATGTTTGATGTAAATTCACCATTAGTAATTCTTTCTGTTGGTCTTAATCTAAAACTATCAAAATCTGCTTTTCTAAATGCAGTGGGAAAAGTATATTCTTGTTGCCCTGAATAAGTTACTTGAGTTCCATTTACATGCAACCATGCCCACTCTATCTCAGCCATATATAATTCATTAACTGCTTTATTAATAAAGTTTTTGGCAGATGTTTGTATACCTCTGCTTGAAGTAAAGTTAGAACTTGTTAGTTCTACTTCATTCAGTTCATTCAAAGCTAAATTAGTTAATGTTAAATATGTCTTTGTTCCTGCCATTTTTTTCTCTCTATATTATTAGAAATTTCGTTAATATCATCTTGTGTCATACATATCATTGCTGAACTAGTTAGATTATCAACACCGAACTGTCCTTCTATAGATTCTTTTAACTTATTTTGATATGTAAGTAAAAAATCATTACAACTTTTTGTATCTGTAAAATTTATATACTGATAAGTAAAAACTTTAGGATACTGTTCTGCGTTCAGCATTACTATTAGGGCTATAAAAAATTTCATATGTTAAGGAGGGGTATAAACCCCTCCCTATTCCTTCGATTATGCAATCGATACTTTTTGTGCTTCTGAATCACCTTCGCCATCGAAATCAGCAAGTACACAGAATACTCTGACTTTTGCGTCAATAGCACCTGTTCCAACTACTAAGTCGATAGTGTCAGCGGCAGCATATACACCATAACCGATAGATGTAGTTCCCATTTGGCTGTCACCTGCTCTTGCTCTGGTTACTTCCATACCTGCAGTTGGTGTTGAAGCTGCGACATATCTATCTACATCTGCTCCATCTCCAAGAGATAATGTTCCAGAGTTACCTGCTCCGTCAGCGGTTAGGACATCTAGACCTGCATACAAACATAAAGTGTTTGCAGGTACTTCGATTACTTGTACAACATCACCTGATGCGTTAGTGAAAGAAGAAAAGTCCACAACTTGTGTGACCATTCTTACAGGCTTACCAATCGGTAGACTAGCTGCAGAAGAAGTATTGCCTGTTACTGTTAAAGTTGCCATTTAATTATCCTCCTATTAGTCTATTAATATATGTGAAAGAACTAAAGCATTATCTCTTAATACTTTTCTTCCAAACACATGTAAACCTCTAACGACATCTGAGAAAGATTCAGGATGTCTAATTACCTCAATCTTTGCAATGTGATTAGCTGTTGCTGTAGATGACATATGACCACCTAATACTTTAAAGAAGTTCGAAGTTGAACTTGCTGCAAAGTTGTTTGTCATATATACATCCATGTTCATGATTTTACCGCTAAGTACTTTACCATTTCTTAATGGTGCTGCATTACCAGTTGTATCACTCATTAGCTTACTATTAGCTTGACCTAACTGTTCTACAAATTCAGGACCTGCTAAGAACCATCTGTTCTCTTCAGGCACATCGGCTGCATTAAGCAGTCTGTTGTGTTTTGAAATTGTATCAACTGGGTCTACTTCACTAGAGCCAAAACCTACATCTTGGTCTTGACCAGAGCCTGAATCAGCTCCTAGTAAGTGGTCAGGTGAAGATGAACTTACACCTGCTACCATCGCTGCGATTACGTTTTTGTCGTATTCGTTCTTAAGTGCATAAGCACCAGAAGAAGTTGCAATTGATTCAAAGTTAACATGAGAATGTCTTTCCTCAATGTCATCAACTTTAAATGAAAATGCGTTTGCTTGGTCTACGACAAGTTGGATTTGGTCATCAACAATATCTTGTGTGTCAACAACTGCTCCTCTTGAGTACGCACTCACAGTAATAGTAGGTTCTTTGATGATGTTCACTGTGTCACCGAAGTTCTCGATTTCACCTGCGTAGTCTGTATTTGTAATAGCTTCTACGACAGATGCTGTACGGAAGAACTTCTGGACTTTTTGGGAATAGATAATTGGACTAAAATTCCCGTTAGGTAAATTATTATTACCTGATACGCTTTGAAAAGCCATCGTTTTTCTCCTCTATTATTGTTATTAAAATTGATATGAGTTAACTATTTATACGATTCGACCTTCTCTATGAGCTTTGTCGATTTCTTTCTCTAACTTATCAAACTCATAAGGTTTCATCTTTTGGATTTGTTCCCATGTAAACTTCTTCTTTTCTCCAGGTGTTTCAGACACTTTAGTTTTAGAAACTGCTTTTGCTGCTTCTTTTTTAATATCTGCCCCAGTTACTTTTTTAGAAGAAATGCCTCTATCATATTTGTACAAATCAATTACTCTTGATATTTCTTTTGCGTCATAAGACTTCTCAATTATATTTTGTATGTACATAGGTTGACCTTCATTCCACTCTTTGAAATCAATATCTCTAGCAAGGTCTTTATAATCGGGGTGTTTCTTAGAGAGTTCAACTTCCGCTTTGTCTTTTGCAATCTGGGCTTGTTGTTTTTTAACCTCTAATAACTGCTCCTCTATTTCTTGCTTTGCTTTCATAGTAGCTTGAGTAGTCAAATGCATGATAGAATCATATGTTTCGGGATTTTCTTTCCTCCACTCTTCCCTTTCTTCAGGATTTTTTAAGAATGGTTGAGAAGATATTGCCTCTATTTGTTTTTTAAGTTGATAGATTTCCTCTTTATGCTCAGAGTCTTTCTTATCGTAATGCCTTTTTAAGTCGTCATATCGCTTCTTATAAGGCATTTTTTCTACTTTTTCAGGGTGTTCCTCTTTCGGTTTTTCCTCGTCAGGTTTTTCCTCAGATTCTTCAGTGGCTGAAGTTTCGATTTCCTTGTCCAATAATCCTCTATCAGGATTTTTATATGGAGTCGGTTTTGCGATTTCTTCTGTTGCTTCGGAAACTTTTTCTTCTACAACTTCAGATTTGTTTTCGTCTTTTTCCATTTGTTCTCCTTCGGGGTGCTGTTGGATTCAGGTCGCCCCCATATGCAGTGCCTCTATGCAGAGGGTGGCTGCGTCATCATCCCCTGTCCCGTTGTGGGTGCAGGGGTTTCACTTGGTTGTGAAACTGGTGGTGTCTGTGGTGTTGGAGGTGTTTGTGGTTTTGGTATTCTTGTTTCCATTATAACACCAAACTCAGGTCCAAACACTTTAGACATAAAATTTCTAAACTGTGGTATATTTAACTGTGTAATTAATTGTGTTTCTTGTTCACTTAAATTTTCTAAATTATTTTCTACTCTATCTCCGATAACTTCTACAAGTCTGTTCTGTACAGCAGGTGTTTCAGGAGTAGTGTTCGCATCCATCATGACCCCTGCATTGGGTGTATTTTTATTCATCATCTCTTCTTCCATATTTTTATTCCTCCTGTGATATAACATAATGGTTCTAATACAGTTCTATATACCCTACCTAATATATCTATTTTATTATATTTTTGTTTTCTGATATCTATTGTTCTATGTATAGCAATGTGTTCTAATACTTTTTTAACAATATTATTTGTAAAACCTTTTTGTTTTGCATATTTAACTAGTGGTAAAAATAAAGCGTGATAACCTATTTCATATTCTTTAGCTAAATTTCTAGAGTGTGCTAACCATATTTTATTTCTAAATGAACCAAACCCATAAGATTCATTCATCATAGTGCAAACTACTTTTCCTTTATCTTTTTTGTTAGCACCACTGCCTGTAGTTTCTCTTGCTTTTTCTCTGTCTTCTTCTGTTATAACGCCACTTAATAAATCATCTAACTCATTTTCTATTTGTTTTGTTGATTTTTTAATTTTTCCTGTTTGTGATTTTTTGTCACTTTTTATTTTACCAGGTCCTCCACCAAGAAGACCCTCACCACCCTTTGCTTGAGGTGCTGAACTAGGTATAGTTCCTTTAAACTTATCTTCTTGTGCTTTTCTTTTTTCAGCAGCAGCTTTATTTTTTGCTATTTGTTCTGATGTTAATTTTGTAGGTGAAGAAGCTCCGAATGTGTTAACAGATATAGGACCAACAATCATAGGTGTATTATTTGGAGCCATAATAATATTACCTTGTCTATCTGTCTTTTGTGTACTAGCTAAATTACCTCGCAGAGATTCATCTGTTTGTATTCTTCCAAAATTATATTTTCCTAATTGATTCATTTTAACATCAAATGTACCATCTCTATTTTGTGTTATATTTATACCGTCTGTAGGTAAATCTGTAAATGTTCCAAATTCTTTTAATCTATTATCTGCAATACCCTTTACAAAAATATCATCTACTAGTTTTCCGACAAATCCTAGCTTAGACAATACACTAGAGTTATCAATTTTAATTGTTATATCCTCTCCGTATTTTGTATGAAGTTTTTGGTCTATGGCAGCTTTTGCAATATTATCTAGTGCATTTGCTGTAGAACCTATATTTCTTGGTGGGTTTGTAGGTCCTGTTTCTCTTGTATCACTCTTAGGTTGTTCTATTGGAACACATATCTTTTTTACAGGGTCTAGTTTAAATCCTGGAGGACAAGGGTCCATTACTGGTCTATCAGGTTCTACAGGTGTAGTTATTGGTGGGGTAGGTATTCTAGGTCTTGTAGTTTCTATTTTACCCTTACCTATGTCTGGAAATTGTGTTTGGTCAAACCTAGGTAACATACCTTTTTCTATTTCTTTTAATTGTCTTGGAAAACCTTGTTCTTCTGTTCCATAAGTTATTACTGCATTAGGTCCTTCGTATGCGTCACCCTTAACATTCATAATACCATCGGTAGGTGTATATACTTGTTGTTCCGTTTTAACAGATTTAACACCTGCTCTAAAGGGAAACATAATTCCTGATGATTCTTGCTCTAATATATCTGATAACTTATTTGCCATTATTGTTCAGTTGTTCCCGCAGGTTGAGTATTTGGTGCAACATTGCCACCTTGCCCTGGAGTCTGTGGAGTTCCAACTCCGATGTTGCCACCTCCAGACCCTTGTGGGTCTTGGTTATTTGCTCCTGCAGGTACTCCTCCAGTATTTGCCATACCGCCTTGTTGTTGGTTAACGCTTTGAGTTTGTTGATTTCCATTCATGTCTCCCATCATCTTCATAAATATTGCTGCCTTTTCTGGGTCATTAACTAATTGTTCAGGGTCTATATCCATAGACTTTGCAATCTCTTTTATAATACTGTGCCATTTTACAAAAGGTGCTAAGAACTGATTAGATGCCACTTGCATAAATGTCATTAATCTTTGTGACCTAACTTCCTTTGTCATAAGTGATGTTGTGCCTTGTGCTTTAATATTTAAATCACCTTGTATCTCTGGCACTTCTTTATTAAACTGCATGTTCCAATGAAATAAAGTTTCACCTAATGGCTTTAATAAATAATCATCTACATTTTTAATCACTGTTTTTATATTTAGTGCTGCAGCCCCCATTAACATCGACATACCTGAAGCTGTTCTAGTAGTAGATTGTATTCCTGTTTGTCCGTGTGAGTAAGAAGGTATACCTGTAGATTCATCTGCTAGTTGTCTAAATCTATCAAATATCTGCATATTCTCAGGTGCTGTGTTAGGAAACTTTAATCCATGTAAAGCTTGTCCTGTTTGTCCACTTTGTCTTCTAAATATTTTTCCAGGGAATACAGACATGTCTTGTCCTGGAACTAACATTGTTTCGTCTATATCAAAGACTAAGTTTCCTGCTAATGCTAAATTATCAATAGCCATTCTTGCATGACCATTCATAATTGTTTGTGCATCATCCATATTCTCAGGTATGCCCACGCCAAAGAATTGATAAGGATTTATTTCATAAGGACATACCATGAAGGGATTTCTTGAAGGCGTAAATGGATTTAATACTAATCTTAAAATGTGTCCATTAGATACCCATGCATTAATTTGTACTTCATCTAAGTCATCATCAATATCATCAGGTATTTCTATTCCTGCTTCTTCTACAAAGTGTTTATCCATAACACCCCAATACTCTAAAATCTCATATCTATTTTTACTAAACTCTTCTTGATTCTCTCTATCAAACAAAGCTGTTTCATAACTTCTTGTTTCATAGTTAGAACCATAAGATAGTAAATCTTCGATAGCTGACTTTCTAAAGAATGGTCTATTCATTAAGTCTCTTACTTGAGAACGAGTATAGACATGTCTTTGAATTACATAGTCTGCATCTTCGATTTGTACTGCATCAGGGTCAGGATATAAATCCCAACAACTAACTGCTTCTACTCTTGGTACTAATTTTTTTGTAGGAGAATATGCTCTCTCACCTTTTTCATTTAACTCCCACTTGTGTTCAGGCTTTTCATAATTGAATGGTCCTTTTAAAATACCTGTGCCTAATAAACACATTTCAAATAATACATGACGCATAACAGATATTGCATGAGTTTCTTCTAACTGGTCATGGATAAGTTTCTCCATGTTTTTAGCAGCTTCCTCTGCAGGTTCTATTTGTGGCATAGTTTTTAAATCAGGAGCAGGTCCTTTTTCAAACCCTGCCTCTGCATACTTCTCTGCCAATCCATTTAAAATACTATCGGCGGTAGCTCCAGGAGACATCTCTCTTCCGTCTCCATCAAAACCATAGATATCCTCCATACGAGGATTCTTCATATTGTCTGGTTTTATATGTGCATATTCACTTATACCTGAAGGTACTTTAGTTGGAAATATCCCAATAGGAAATTTACCTTGCGAGAATAAAACTTCTATTAATTGTCCGTAAGCAGCAAGAACTTTTGTCTTTGTTACTTTAACAAAAACTCTAGACTTCTCTGAATCACGAAAAGCCATATCTGCACCATAGATACCTCTATAGTTTCGATAGCTTCGTAACCACCTCTTCTCATCATAAAGTCGAGCCTGTTCTGATTCTTTTAATCTAGATTCTATAAGAGAACCTAAATTATCAAAACTTTTATCTTCTTTATTATCTAGGGCAGTTACATCATCGTCTTCAGAAAATACTCCGCCTACTGTATTTTCGTGTGGCATTTAAATTAGTAATCTCTTTCGTCAGCTAATTGAAATACTTTTCCGTCAACATTGTTTTTGTTTTCTTTAGGGAAGTCTTTGTTAACGCCACCTTCTGCATAGTCTGCAGGTAATCCTGCTCCAGGCT